AATTTTCTGGGCCGAAGAAACTACGAGCGATCCCCCAGTCGGGACGGGGGCGTCCTTCACGATCCAAGCCTCATTGGCTGAACTATCAACAAGTTTAACTCCCACCGAAATTACTCCTGACGTTGTATTGGCTACTGTCATTCCTATGATCGTAGTTTGAGTTGCTGGGCTTGTAGTGGCTACAGTCGCTATTGCAGGACTATCGGTGTCCGCAGCCAAATTAGCAATGAAGGTTGCATTCTTAAATGTATTTGCCATTTTTCTATCCTAATATTGGTGTTAACACAATCCCCAAAGCGATGGCCATGGCCACGGATGTTGCGTTTGCTGCGGTTAATGCCTGGTCTGTTTGATCGATTGCATGGTTCCACATTGGACCCCATTTTTCTAACGAACTTTCATCTCCCACTTTCGGTTTTAAAAGATTGTGTCCGGTTGACTGAACATATCCTGTATTTGAAAATTCTGATCCGTATGTTCCTCCACCAGATGAGTAGTAGTACAAGGTATCAGTGGTGCTTGAGCTTGTTACGATTGTCGTTGAAGCTCCAGCTTGTCCTGCTGTTCCGGCCTTTGTTACTCCAGTGGTGTATTCTGATGCTCCAGAGTTATTATCAGTGATCGAAAATTGCAAAATATGTCCAGCATTCGATGAGTCTGACTGGTCAAATATATATGTATCTCCATCCCGGAAAGTGAGCTTCGTTGTTGGTCCGGATGCATCTATTAAAAACTTTGCTGATGCTACTGTGACTGCATAGGTGATGGTTGCCATGTTAGAAGCTCGGATGTTTTGCTAGGATTATATATTGGACCACGATGAAGGGCTGCATATTGTTATGAGAACTACTGGATCCCGTATCGGGGGCGGTTGACGTTATATTTATAATTCCATCTTCAGTGACAGTCAGTCCGGCTGGATTCGCCGTTGTTGTTAATGTATGTGAGTGTCCTGAGTCTGTAATGCCTGTAGCCTTATTACCAGAATTAGGAGTTGTTTGAGCATTTCCTATATGTGTACCTGTTGCAGCATAATCATTTCCACCTGACCAGGATGAAACTGATGTTTGCAATGAGTGGTTATGCTCTGGATCATTAATTACTGCGGATGCAGTTGCCGTCTTGCCACTGTTATCCCCTGTATGTGAGTGGGTAATGGTATTGTCTATATCATGGGAATGTACAGTCGCAGGAATAGCATGGGAATGGGCTGCCAGTTCTGCTGTAGTCAGAATGTGACCCTCAGTGCCTCCCGACGTTGCAGCCATAGCTCGTACAGACCTTACAGTAACACCAGATCCGATTGCTGCGACATTATATCCAACTGGGACCCTGGCCCGTAAATCTGGAAGTAGAAATGTTGAAGCTGAGGGCTCTGCACCATAAGTGCTACCTATCAAAGTGTATAGATCCGGATAGTCGGTCCGGACCTTTGTACCTCCATCACAGATCAACCAGGTTCCACCGTTTGCAGTTGCTACTGGAGCAGTTGATAAAGGGTACATCTGAATCGTCCCCAATGGCATCGCGAGCGCCAATAATTCGTCGATTTTATCGGTCCCTACATTTGCAATTCCTCCCCAGGAATTTCTCGCTCCACCTACGCTGGGCTTCTCAATAGAAAAGTTTGTCGTGTTTGCCATTTTTTAATCTACAATTTGATTTGTCCATGTTGCATCATCTTCTAGCTGAGAATCCCAGGCTATAAAACCAGATGCGTCCATTGTTGCAGTCCCAACTCCCAGGTTTGTCCAGGCTTGCCATTGCATTAGAACCTTTGAAGCAATCACTGTTGATGTTGGTGTAATCTTCATGTGTCCCATCCTCTGAATACCAGCAGCAACATCAACATTGACTACGGCCTTTGGGATTGAAGTTCCAGTGTTAAACAGCAGATACCCTGCAACATCCATATTGGATGTGGTTAGGGTTTCATCAACCGCCGCCTCACTTATTAACTCGTGACCAAAGTTGGCCTGACCAAAGTTCCGGCTACCAAAGTACAGCATGGGATCAGTCTAGCTGTATCTTCAGGTTACCAGCATCTATTTTAAAAATATCTCCAGTGTTCACAACCTTTGGGTTAGCTGTGGAAAAATCTGTTTTCGTTAGCACCTCAAATGCAACCAGGTTACCAGACGTAAGAGCATCAAAAACTCCCGCCCACTGGACTGTTCCCCAGTCTGTAGTTGCCGCGGGCCAGGTCAGGGCTGCTGTATTTTTTGCTTCTGCCGTTCCACTGGTTACTAAAGTCCAGGCCGCACTCTGGCGGGCATATGCACCCCCGGACACTTCAGTGCCAGCAGCACTGTCTGAAGGAGCCGCTGTAAAAAGCCCCACATACCATGTCCCTGGCGCGGTATAGGCCACACCTCCGAACAAATGCGCTATTACTTTGTCCTCTAAATAATTTGTAAATCCTGCCACGTTAGTCCTTTCTTAAAATGGAGTAAATGAGATCGAAGGAGTGGACCCACTAAATTTAGCCTTCTCGTCCGATGTTATTATTTGCTCAATGATCTGATTGTATTTCCCGGCCCAAACTCCTATCCTCTCATCAGATTGTAAATATGGTGCAGAATGTTGCAGAGTGCCATAAAGATATGCATCTGGATGAGCGTCCAAAAGCCACGAAGTTGGGTTGTCTGCAAGCGCTGGAACCTTCTGGTAATACACAATCTCAATCGTATATTCCCCATCTGGCACTGGAGCAAATTCAATATTATTCTGAACAATTGAATAATAAATAGGCTTGCCCGTTGCGTTTCCTGCTCTATGAACATCCAGGTTCTGAAGGTTCTTGAAGGTCATGGGAGTTACTGGATCCGTTAAAAGATCAATGTTCCGCATACCCAGGAAATCTACTGGCAACTTAACATATTGAGAATCAATAGGAGCCCTGGTTCGAACAGACATTTCCCGGACTCTTAAAGTACGGTTAAAGTCTGCTTCTGCCATTGTTACAAAATCTGGAATTACTGAAGTAAGATCAGATCTGTTCAGGAAGTCTGCAACCGACGCCTGTAATTCTGTATAATTACTTAATGCCACAATTCTCCATGATGCAACGATTTAATTTCCTGCGACAATTTGTGATCAATGACGCATGGGATCTTATTCTTTTTCACTTGCTTCCAAAACTCAACGTGATCATCAGTGAACCCTGGCGTATCGCCTATCTGCTTATGAATGAAAAACGGTATCTCCAGGATATCAAAAACTGGAATCGCAAACAGGACCATCCCTGGAACAACTCCATCAACCTCCTCGATTTCCGGCCCCTTTGGATCCGGCTGCACTGTTCCAGATTTCCGGTATGCAGCATAATCATTCTTGATTATATTCGTTAAATAATTAACTCCAATAATCGCTCGGCCTCGAGCAAGTAACTGGTGTATTGAATTCACCGGAAACGTGATCTCCGGCTGCAACATCAAAACATGGGTTGCTCCCCAGGCTATTGACTCACCAATTAGATGATGCCTTATCTCTGGCATCACTTTTCCACAGAAGGAAAAGATTTTTATTTCATGGTCTCCCTCAAAATGACTGCCTTGAAAATAGGCAACCATGTTTGATAAACACTCTCCAAACTTTGCTGGCCAAACACCCGAACATGATGGGACAATGACTGCAACTTTTAGAGTCTCCCAGGCCAGGTCCTGAACATCTTGTTGTGGGAATCGTTTGCCCACTTCTTCCAGTCCTTTGGTCCCCATCTCTCCCTCATACTTTGGTCAAGGACAAACTGCGGTATTATTGCAGAATGCCTCCACTCGGAATTTGGTTGAAGCTCAGACATATCTTTCGCCGTTTTAATCAAGGGCTCGCAGTCTTCCTTAGCTTCAACCGTGAAAGTTTTATCATGCTGATCCCAGTGGAATACTTCCTTCCGATTCTGGGACCAGTCTAAGAGTTTTTTAGAACTCATTGTTAAAATTATGCTACAGTCAAATCCGCAATAATTCCCGAAGAAGCCTCATTTTTTGAGACAAGCGAAAATTCTACCAGGAGCGCCCTTTTAATTGCGTCCCCGGTTTTAGCCACTTCTTCCTGGCGGAAATCACGGTAGTATGCCACAGACCAATATTCTGGATCCAAGACGAATGCAGACTTGTCACGCTGAAAACGATTTGGAATTACCTTGTAATCTCCAAAGTCGCTTGCGAAAAGGTCAGCAGCCGCAATGATCTTCTTCTCTGCGGTCATCTGACGAGCTCCATCACGCCCTGCAAATCCACTGATTTTTCCTTTGTTAAAAGGACCAACCATGATTGTATTGGAATCCGAACCAGCCGAATAACAAGCCTGGATAACGGCTTTCAACATTGCAACGGTGAACGCGCGTGCAGTCCCACAATCTACAGGGGCTGCACCTCCGCCCGCACCTGAACCATTTGGAGAACCAGTACCCCTCGAAGTGTTTGACGAGATCCAGGTTTCAAGTCCTCCCAGTTTCCTGGCAGCAGACGTTGACCCAGCAGCTTTTGCCACATTCTGAGTCAAGCATGATTCCATATCGCGCTTGAGCTCCTTGGATTTCTTCGCGAGACCATATGCAATTTCTGAAGAAACTCCAGCATGATTCCCGGCTTGTTGTGTGCCAGAAACAATTATGGTCTTACGAGATATTTGAGTATAGTTATTTAAACGAGTAGTTGGCACAACCGCATCAAAGGCATACTCATCACCTTCGACCTGGGCATTAGTCGCTACTGCACTTGCGAGCGAATCTTGCTGCCATTCTACTAAAGTATTCTTCGCTTTAGAACGTCCAATCATAGACATAAAAGGCACATCTGAAGGCGAAATATTGTAAATTGTATTTGCTAAATCTTCACGATTGCCTATAGCCTGGTACGTCTGAAACGTGTTTGCTACAATAGCCATAGTATTTTCCTTTATTTAGAACGAATCATATTGTAAAAAACCGAAGCTGCATCATCGACGCTTCCCGATTTCTTTAACCTTGCCGACGCCTTTCCGGAGCGTATCTCTTTGGGATCTCCAGGGTTGGATCCTGCTTTCATGCTATTCCTCTGGACGGGTTTTAACCCTTTTCGCTTTGCTGTTAGTTGATCGTAAAGAGCAGCTTTCCGCATAGTCGCTACGGCCCTGGCGTCGAATGCCTGGTCTAGCTCTTCCTGGGAAAAGTTAATCCCCAAACCATATTCGAGAATTAATTTTTTCTCTGCATCTGCTACTTTTTTATCTTCCCACTCCGGAACTAGTCCCTTTAGAACTTCCCTTTGTGAGTCAACATATTTTTTGAGATTCGCTTTTTGTTCCGCACCCTCCTGAGCTCGCAAAGTCTGTATCTGCTGCTCCCTCATTTGGTCCTGGAACTGTTCCTCTCGAACAGCGTCACGTTCCAGCATAAACTGCATGGGATCCGTGTCTTTGAGATCTTGCCAATAGTTTGCATCTCTTTCTGGCGTTTGAGTCTGAGCCGATTTTGCATTCTCCAGGATCTGAATTGCTTGCGCTCTCATTTCCCTTGACTCTGCAAGTTCGTCCTCGTAGCCCTTGCGTTCCTCTGCCAGGGCCTGGGATTTCTTAGTAAAAGAAGATTGACGGCTGTAGCCGGAGATAAGTTCATCCAGGCTGACCTCTAGGTCTTCGCCATCAGAACGTACTTGAAATTTCTGTACGTTTGATTCTGCCTCCTCGTCTTCTTCCTCTTCTTCTAATTCCTCCTGCTGCTCTTCCTCTTCTGGTTCCTCATCTTCTGGAACCTCCGGGTCTGGTTGGTTATCTTCGTCCTCTGACTCTTCACCAGATTCTAAGGCCAAATCCTTTCCCCATGCCTTTGCGGCATCATCAAGTTCAGTTCCAACTTGTAGAACTTCCCCCTGTACTTCTTCTGCTGCCATATTTTACTTTCTAAGGTTGTTCGCTTGCAGCGAATCCTATAAATTTAGTTTGGCGATCTTTCCACCGTTAACCATTGACTCTAATTCCAGTTTCACCTCAGAGAGGACTCGCAAACTCAAAAACTGAGTCTCGCGGTGGTCCTTGTCTGATATCTCACTGGAAAGCCATGAGTTGATGTATTTTTCCTCCAGGATCTCAAAAGCTTCTATAAATACTGGAGAAGTTAAAACGGCCTCAGCCGCATTTCCTTGTTGGATCTGCTCCTCGGTTGTCTTCTTAGAGGAGAGACCCTTTTTCTTTCTTGTCACGATGGCATAGGCATCTGGTCAGGCGGAAAGTCCGGGATCGGCGGCTGACCCATTTGCTCCGGGTTCATGTCCGGCGGGGGCATCCCCGGAGGCTGAGCTTGTTGCTGCGCTTGTTGTTGTTGCATCTGCTCCAGCTTTATCTGCTCACGGTCCTTCTCGATTTGTCCCCGGATCTCCGTCTGGTCAATTGTTGTCTGGTATTTGCTCTCGAGCTCGTCCTTCTTCATCGAGAGTTCTGCATCTAATTTGTCCCTGTTCAAGTCATCCTCGCGAATCATTTTCTCGCGATCTAATTTTATTTTCTCCTGGTCACGCTGAATATCTGCGGTTGCTTTTGCAGCTTGTGCTTTTGCGAATATCTCGTCCGGAGTATCCTCGGGCGGAGGAGGCGGAGGAGGCGGTTGATAAGTCTTTGGATCAGTCCAGAAAGATTGTACATCCTTGTATCCACTTAGCTCGGTCATCTTTGCCAGGGTTGTGTGATACTGCTGGAAGTTAACCAATGGGTTCTGTGGTCCCTGCTCTTTTAAAATTGCCTCTTGCTTTGCAGCCAGGCCTCCTAGCATTCCCATTCTCTCTTCGTTTGTTCCCAGGCCGAGTGCTACGTTCACTGATACATCCATCTGGTTCCAGGTCTGTGGATCCACCTGAACCCATTCGTTGCGTAAACGGACCATTCGGGCCTTGTCCTGGTGGGTGTGGAGCAACTTTAGTATTTTTTTGAATAAAGGTTTCATCCCAGTTTCTGCAAACACCCTACAGAGTAATTCCAGTTGAGCAGCCGAGGCTGCCACAGTCGCAGATACTGCTGCTTTCGTTGATGATTGAAGCGCACTTGGATCTAGGCCCATTGAAGCCTTGCTCATTCCGGTCCTGTCACCCTTTATCTCATCTAAATAGTCGAGCATCGGGAATGCCTCTTTCCCGTTGAAAGACTTATTGAGCTCTCCTATCATTCCTGGAGCCCTGGTCCGGATTAATTTTCCAACGCGGTTAGAACTTGCATCGTCGAGGCTGACCTGACCCTCAACCAGCCAGGTGTCCGGGTGTATTGACTTGGCGAGACTGTCTAAGGTAGATCGTAAAACGGAGCTCTTGATTTTCTGAATATCAGAAGTTAGGTCCGTTACACTTTGCCCCTTCCAAAGATGGGGCTCCGGGTAGCCAGAAAAGATCTGAAACGGTACAGCATTAACTGGAGAATGATGTAGCAATTTAAAATGAGACCCACCGCAACAAAAGCGGCGAAGCGAAGCAATTCCAGAACCTCCGAAATCCACTTTTGCATACGCCTCAACGTAAAGGACCCTCTTATTCGCCTCTCCTGCGTCGAGATGATCTGCATAATTACCCAGCGGGTTGCGTGATAGCAACTCCGTATTCGTGCCGAAAGCGTCTTCATCCCCGGCCAATTCGAGCATATCCTCATAGTCATACCCCATTGAGGTTAGTTCACTGACAGTCAGATATCGCCTATGTCCGCAAATAGTGAACTCATCTTCTCCCAGGCCCTTGGCCCGGCGATCAATGATGAATTCTTCCGGAGGTAATGCTTCTACCGTTATTCTGCCATCTACTGTGAGACGGCGGATCACAACATCATGCAACTGCGGGGCTTCCATTTCCTGCTGCGGCGCGGGCTGTGGTCCGCCGGGAGAGATCGGTTGTTGTGGAGGTGCTGGAGGTGGTGGAACAAAACTTGGATCCGGATACGATTCTAGAGATGAACCCTCTATGTCTGGATCCGAAAGTAATGCCTCCAGGGACTGATCGTCCAGGCCAGTGTATTCCTCGTGCTCTACTTCCTCTCGTCTTTCCCAGTCTACTTTTGCAACTCCTACCCTCTTAACCAGGGCATCCCGGAATATATTGTAAAATATGGAAAAGCCCTCATTGTCCTGGCCAATGCAAACCTGGTTCACAAAGTCCGTGGCTTGCTCTGCCATTGGAACATCCTCGGGGCCTCGAGGTACAAACTCAACTACCTTCTCTGATCCGAAAAAAGTTCGCATAACCTGGGGCATCATTAGCGCCACAGTGTCGCGAACATCTCTTGATACTACCTGGCTGCGCCCGTCTTCCTCATTGCCGAATGGACGCCCCTGGAAATAATCATTTGCTGTATTGCGATCTAGGGCCTCGGTCTGATCAATATAATCCTGGGCATCCTCAATGAGCCCTGCCACTAAAGACTCGAGCTCCTCCTCGT